AACCGTCGCGCGGCGTCGGCCAGGTCCCGCGATTCGACCGCCGCGGCCGGTTGCGCGGCCGGGGGTGTCGGCGGGGACCCCACCGCCGCCGGCGCCTCGGCGACCTGGTGGACGACGACCGTCGGCGGCGCCGCCTGTTGCGGCGGCGTCGGGACGTCGACGACGATCCGGCTATCCGGCCCGCCGGCCGGCGCCGCTCGAGGCCCGCCGCCGGCGTCGGGGATGGCCATCGGCGGCGAAGGCACGGCGGCGACTCGCTCCAATTTCTCGCCGCGGTCGAAGCCGCCGGTCGCGTCGCGCGGCGGTTCGACGGGGCCGACGTCGCGGAGCTCGGCCGCCTGCAGACTCGCCGCCGGCGTCGGTTCGATCTTCGAGGCCTCGGGCGCCGCCGGACGTTTCCACCGAAACGGCTCCGGTTGCGTCAAGCCGATTTCCGCCGCGGCCTTTTCCACGGCGTCGCCGGCAGCGAATTCCTTCGCCAGAGCGTCGTCGACGGCCTTTTGACGGGCCCGGCGTCTCGCCTCTTGCGCGGCTTCGGCGCGCTCCAACTTCCGCGCCGGATCCTCTTCGGCCAGCGCTTTGTCGATTGCGCCGACGTGTTCGGCGAAGTCGTTGTAGAATTTGCGGGCCCGGTTGATCGTACGCAAGATCGGATCGACTTCCGCGACCCAGCCGGCGACCGTCGACGGCCGCTCTTCGTCCGGCGCGCCGAACGCCACCCGGTGCGCCGCGGCCATCCCCAGCCCCTTCATGCTGGTTTTCCCCTTTTCGTCTTGGAGGTCGAACCAGAACGCTTGACGCATTCCCATTTCGGTTAGTGCGGTCCCCTGCATCTTTTCTTGGCGCTCCAGCCTGACCGCCGCGTCGCGCTGGTCGCCGAACGCCAGCGCGTCGGCTTGCCGTGATTCCATGATCGCGGCTTCGCGGACCGGCTTCATCCAAGGGAGCTCTTCTTCAATCGCCGCGCGTTTCTTCAAAAACATCCCTTCGTCGGCCGATTGCTCGCGAATCGCGTCGGTCAGCTCGTCGACTTTCGCAAACAACGGGACGACACTCATCAGCGATTCTTGCTGCACCTTTTCAGTCAGGCCGATTTCCGCGTATTCCTTTTGTGTGTCGATCCCCGCTTCGGCCAGCGCGGCCAGCCGTTCGCGTTGCGTCGCCCCTTCCCCGACGCCTTGCTTTTCAAACCACTCCATTAGCATGGACGTATCGCCCAGCGCTTCGCCGGCGCGCTTGGTGTAGGTGGGGATTTCCCTCGGCCGAATCGTCCCGGCCAGTTGGGAGACTAAAGCCAAGCCGAAGTGTTTGTCGTCGAAGAATTTCAGACCGGGGGCGGCCGTCGCCACGGCCGCCGGGTCGCGGCCCGAGGCCTCGCCGGCGACGAACGTCGACCGCAACAGCTCGCCGACTCCCATCCCCTGCGACCGGCCTTGAACTTCGACTTCGCGACCCAGCTCGACGGGGATCCCCACTTGCGACGCGGCGAAGATGTTTTCCGCCGCGGCCATCCCCTTGGCAAGCGATCCGTGCATGGATTGCATCGCCTGCACCGTCGAGAAGGCCTCGCCGCGATCGGCGACGCCGTACGCGGTTCCCAGGTCCGACGCGCGTTGGACCGCTTCGGCCCGCGTGCCCCCTTCTTGTAGGGCGGTGAACGCCAATATCTCGCCGGCCGCCTTCGTCGCTTCGGCCGAGATCTCCGCCATATTGGCCCGCCAAACCTCGTAGGCTTGATTAACCCGGTTCACGGCCCCCAATACTCCCATCCCGCCGACGAGGCCCGTCCCGATCGACAGCAAGCCGGCCGCGACTTTGTCGGCGCCGCCGGCCGCCTGTTGCGCGCCGTCGCGGGCCTTCTGCCCGGACTCCTTCGCCTTGTCCCCCGTCTTCCGATATTGCTCCTCCATCTTGACTTGTTGCTGGATGATCTTCTGTTGCGCACGCCAAAGCCGCGCTTCCTTGCCGCTCATTTCGATCACGACAGACGGGCCGGCCATAGGTGACGATCGGGGGTTCGGTGGTCAGGTCAGAACGGGGAACCGGGGGTCAACTCGAGCATTGCGAGGTCGGCGACGGTGGGGCGATAGCCGGCGTGGCGGCCGCGGACCCATCGGCGGTGGGCAAGCCATCGGCTCGAGAGGTCGGGCCGCCGGTCGCCGCTGTTTTTTTTTCCAGCCAGCGCGCGAACGTCGGCCAGTCGACGACGGCGTCGAGGATGCGTTGCGGCGACGACGTGTCGAACAGCCCCAGCGCCGCAACTTCGAATTTCGACAGCCGGTAGTTGACGGCCAGGGCCGCGACGGCCGCGTCCAACGATCCGGCGAGCGTGTTAAGCGACCAGGGGACGGCGACCCGTTCGCCGCCGGCGTCGTCCGCCACGGCGTCGGCCGCCGCGGCCTTGACGTCCCACCAGGCCGTGGCCAGGTCCCAGAGCTCGCGATATTCGGCGACGACGTCCCCCTGGATCCAGTTCCCCGCGTCGTCGAGGTCGGCCGTACGCGGGACGGCGTGATACCATCCCGCGCCGCCGTCTTCGTCGTGCCAACCCCGGGCCACCGGGACCAGCCAGTCGTTCCCATCCGCCAGCCGGACGAAATGCCCGTCGAGCATCTTGGGCCGGGCCAGGTCGGCCGGCCCGGGCCGCCGCTCGGGATAGAACCCGATCCAATACGGTTTGCCGGGGACCGGCCGCCAAGTCTGTTCTTTGTAGAACCCGATTTTCGCCACCCGATCGGGATCGGCGAATACGACGCCCGGCCCGCCGAACGGCTCGGTCGTGTGGAACGTGTTGCCGCAGATCCGCCGCGCGAAAGCGTACCCCAGGCCGGCGGCCCGGGCGTCGTCGATCTTGATCGATCGATCCAGCTCGGGAAGGTAGTACAGGAATCCGGCCATTTTCGTCCCCACAACAAATCGGGTTTGGAAGTGTTCCGAAAAACTTCCATTTCTCACGAAATCGCGGCGGTCGTGTCGATCACCATCGGGTCGTTCGATCCGTCGTAATAGAGGGGCATCATCAACTCGGTTTCGCCGGTCGCGTTCCCCTGCGCGTCGAACAGCGTTTCGATCACGGCCAGGCCCGCGAAGGTGAATTTGATGTGTTCCTCGGTCCCGTCGGCGACGAACGTCGCGCCGGCCGCCCGCTTACGCAAATAGACCGACGTGTTCGCGTGGGTGACCGCCTTTCCACCAAGCGGGATCACGTCCGACTTGAACCACGCGGGGTCTTTGCCGCGTAGTTTCAGGACCCCCATGATCTCCTCGATCGTGACGATCGTATCCCAAATGTCGGAGTCAGCGCCTTCGGCTCGGGCCTTGATCCCGAAATCCAACTCGAACCGGGTTAAGCCGGTCAGCGCTTCGGTTTCCAGCGTTGCGGATCCCAACGTGAACCGCTCCGCGTCTGCGATCCCGGCCGGAAGCGACGCCGAATCGGTAACGGTGACCGGGTCGTTGGATCCGTCGTACGTGATTACCGATTCATACTCGAGCGACGCATCCCCGCGGTGTTCGCAGGTCAAGCGCCGCGGGATCAGGATCCCGTCGACGATCGCGTATTTCCGATGCGACGTCGCCCCGGCGCGCGTCCCGCCGTCGGCCCCCTTCTGCGCGTAGAAGTGCAGGCCGTTCGACAGGCCGTCCAGGTCCAGGCCGGTGGGGCCGGCGACGTCCAGGGCCGCGGCGATCGCCGACGTCGCGAACGTGCCGACCGGTTTTTGGGCGACCAGCGATTGAAAGCGCGGATAGACTTCGTTCGACCGCGCCTCGTTGCGGATTTCCGAACCGGTCCGGACGTTCATCGCCGTGATCCCGCCGATGATGTCCGTCGACGTGGGGTCGTTGTCGACGACGACGGCCCAGAGGCCGTGTTGTGTGGTCAAGCTCATCTTCAAAACTCCTAACCAGAGTCGGGCGAACGCGTCGAACCGCGGCCGCGTGTCACGCGGCGGCCAGGTCGTCGACGTCGTCACCGCCGCCGGTGTCGTTGGCGGCTGCCGCGGCGACGGCCGCGTCCCGCTCGAGCGATTCGATCCGCAACCGGGCCGGCCCCGTGTCGTCGCGCGTCACGTGCAACACGGACACGTCGCCGCCGAACGGCCGGGCGTGATAGCTCCGTTCGTGCCACACGAGCGGGACGCCCGGCAACAGTTCGATCGGGTCGCCCGCGTCGGGTTGGATCGTCATCTTCCGCGACGCCTTGATCACCAGCGCGACCAGGTCGGCCGCGCGACAAACCCAGGGGACCACCAGCTCGCGGACGTCCCCGGAAAAGATCACTTCGGGCGTCTGCAGCTTGTCGCCTTCGAACGTCTGCTTCGCCTGGATCGACTTCCCGCCGGCGAACGCGTTTTCGATCAATACGAGGGTCTTCTTCTCGCTCATGGTTTCCCTTTCAGATCTGCTTGGTTTCCGATCCGCGGGCCGCGCGGATCCGCCGGATCATTGCGCGATCTTTCTCCCGGGCCAGTTGGGCCGCTTCCGCGGCCGATACTTGCCGCAGCTCCGCGGCCATGTTGGCCCGGCTCTTCGGGTTGCGACGGTTCGCCTTCCGCGCTTGCAGGACCACCTTGCAACCCTTCGACGTCGCCCGGATCTCGGGCGCCCGGCAATTCGCCTTCATCTCTCCCGAGTAGACCAGCGGCAACGTGTGACCGAATTTCCGCTGCTTGGCCGCGGTGTACTTCCGCGACCTGGTGGCGTACCCGTACTCCGCGGCGCCGGCCGCGGTGAAGTGTTTTGCGATGTGCGCCCGCTTGTGATGGAGGCCGACAGCCGTCCAACTCGGCTTCTCGATTTCCGCGTTCCATTGGCGCTTCTGCATCAGCGTCGTAAGCGGCGCCCGGTAGGTGATTCGGAAACTCGGTTCGACGACCACGGTCTATCCCTCGCTTCCCCATTCCACGGCGATCGTCGCGCCCTGCGCGTCCCCCATGCCCGGCTCGTCGTCCGGGTGGAACCGGTGCAAGCCGACCAACACGACGCCGGCTATCGCCAGATATCCGGCGCCGCCCGCGTTGCCCCACAACTCGGCAAGAATGTTGCCGATCGTGTTTTTCCAACCCCGTTCGGCGTCGGCGATCCCCGTGTTGGCCGGGACGATCCGCGCGATCCGGACGATCAGCCGGCCGGCGTCGCGGTAGTCGTGACCGCCGGCCCCCACCGCGTCAAAGATCATTTCGTATCCGCCTTCCGGATCCGTCTCGATCGTCGCATAGGGGTAATAGCCTGTTAGTTCGGCCTTCGTGTACTCGACGCCGTTCGCCGGTTCCGGCAACGCGTCGTTATAGATCGACGCCTTCGCCTCGGTCGCGTCCTCGGCTTCGACCAGCGTCTGAAACGTGCCACACGCGGCCAGCGTCGCCTCCAGGTGGTCTTCGACCAGCGAAATGGGTCCGGACGCCGCGACCATCTTCGGGGGTTCCTTTGCTCAGCGCCGATAGCCCCGCCGCGAAACTTCCACTTTGCCGCGGCGGGTGAGGTTCAACGTATGCCAATTCTCGTCGGACGATCCGATCGACTCGATCGCGTACTGGACGCCGCCGATCGTCACCATCGCCGTTAGCGCCGGCGACGCCACGCCGCCCCACGTCGAATCGGGGTCGGTGTGGATCGACACGGCGCGGATCAACTTCTGTTCGCGGCCGTCGATCACCTCGTCTTCTTCGGTCGTCTCCGCGCCGACGATCGCCGTCAACGTCACGGCGTCGCCGGTCGCCGGCGTGTAGGTGATCGACGTCGCGTCGCCCAACGCGTCCATCAGGACCGGGACGCCGGCGTCGGCCATCAGGTCATCCATTAGCGAACCCACAAAGACCCCCGCGGCGTCAAAGGGTGGTCACGTTCTCCAACAGTTGGGCCGATTCGGTGTACATGATCAGCTCGTCGACGTCGTGTCGACAACGGATGATGTCCGCGCGGACCGTCTCGTCGCGGTAGGTTTCCACGCACCCGCCCACTTCCGACCCGTCGGCGGCCCAGTGAATCGTTCTGGCCGTGCACGGTTCGCGGATGTCGTTCGACGACGCCACCCGACACACCATCGCGTATTCACTCGACCAGATATGGGACAGGCTGGCCGATTGCCCTTCGGCGGCCGTGTTCTTGGCCGACCCGGCGACGATCACGTGTTCGAGGTCGAACACGGCCGCCAGCATTGCGGTAGTGATGTCCGACGCCTTGTTCGGGGTTCCCGCGCCGCTCGCGGAGATTGCGTCTTTGATCGCGTCCAGGAGTCGCAGGTTGCGGAACACGGTCCGATTGATCACCAGCGCGTTGGGCCAGATCCCACACCGCGCCCAAACCGCCTGGACGGCGTCTTCGACGTCCTGGATCGGGATCGCGTCCGTCTTGTGGTTCTTGTCCCACTCGTTGGTGATTGTCGTCGTCTGCGACGTGAACGTCGTCGCGTTGAACAGCAAGGCGGCCGTGCGGATTTCCGCATTCCGCAACACGACGTCGAGCGCCCGGGCCGCCGACACCAGTTCGGCGTCGAAATATTCCCGATACATTTCGGCTTCGACGTCGTCGACCGGCTCTTCCGCGCCGTGTTCCTCGCACGCATAAGACGCGTCGTCGAATTCGAAGTCGCCGCGCCCGTAACCGGCCCCCGGTGCCCGGCGCGTCTCCCGCGTCTGCAGCAGGTATTCCAAGGGGATCTTCCCGAACGTGCCCGACTTCTTCGCCGCTTCCAGGACCGGGGCAACCCGGTGGGCGATAAAGCCGCGGCGATCGGCCGCCGCGTCGAATTCTTCCAGGCTTCCGCCGAGGTCCGGGCGCAGGGTGGCAAGGCTGGTAGTCGGTGAAGGCATGTCGCATTCTCCAAAGAAAGGGGGCCGCGCGTTCTCCGCGCGGCCCCTGCAGGCTGCGACAGTGCAGGCTATCTAACGGGGAGCAAAACCCGTTTCCGCCTTAGAAGACCGGCGGTGGAACGCCGGCCCGGTTCAGGTTGTCACGATTCGCCGTCGGCGTCGGCCGATGGTCCGACAGGCTTTTCGGCTTCCGCGTTCGCGGTCGCCTGCTTTACGAGTTGCGCTCGGGACGCCGCCAACTGTCCCGTCAGGACTTGGTTGGCAACGTGCAAGCGTCCGATTTCCGCCAGCAACTGGTCGGGGGTTACCTCCACGGGATCCCTTTCGATTGGAGTACACGGCGACGACGTCAACCGTCGACGACGTCTTCCTGTAGATTGTGGATCGGGAGCCCCTTCTTCTTCAATCGCTCTTTGAGCCACCGCGGCGGGGGGCCCTTCTGGACGACTTCGACCGTCCCGTCCGGTTGGGCCGCCGGTTCCAACGCGTTGCAGTTCCACTCCCAACGCGGCGCGAATTCGTGTACTTCATACAAGCGCAGGCCGGTCAGCGTTTCGACGGCCTTCGCCATACAGCACAACCGAATGGCGACAAACGTCCCCAGCGCTTCGTTCCACTTCTTGGTGACCATCGGCATTTCGCAATCACACGCGCGGAAATCCTGATGGAAGATCTGCTCGAACCGCGGCGCCTTCGACGTCGCGGCGCCGCCGTCCATCGGTAGTTGTTTGGCTTGCACTTTTCCGGTTCTCCGTTGCCATTCGATCGCGTCGAATCGGCCGTCGTCGCCGACGCCCGCCTTACGTGGTCAGTTGCGACGCCGTGCCCCCCGTCCCCGACAAATAGAACAGCTCGTCGTCGTCGGTTTCGTAGTCGGCGTAGATGTGGCCAACATTCGCGCCCGTGCCCGATGGCGCCGTCCCGGTCGACTGCAGCGTCAACTGGTTGTCGCCGGCCGTCGTCCCGGCGGCGACGTAGGTGCCGACGTACAGGCCCGTGGCCTTCACGCCGCCGATCGCCGACCCGGCGATCGACAGGGCCAGGGTCGTCCCCCCGCCGACGTCGATCGTCGCGGTGGTCCCGTCGTGACCGCCGATCGACAGATAGTCGGTCGCCGGCGTCGTGTTGGAGTGGATGTAAACGGTCGGGTGGGTGCCCGCGGCCAGGTTCCAATCGGTGTCCTTCGCCCCCTTGTCGGTGATGTGGATCTGCTGCGACGTGTCGTCGGTGAAGATCACCATCGTGTGGTTCGACGCGTCGGCGTCCATGAACCCGAAGCCGCAGTCGGAACTCGCACCCGCGAAGAAGCAGTCGTCGTCGACGGCCAGCGCGATCCCGTCGCCGGTGACGTTGGCGATCGCCGCCCCGGCGATCGACAGGGCCAGGGTCGTCCCCCCGACCACGTCGATCGTCGCCGTCGTCCCGTCGTGACCGCCGATCGACAAATAGTCGGTCGCCGGCGTCGTGTTCGAGTGGATCATCACGGTCGGGTGAGTCGCCGCCGCGACGTTCCAATCGGTCGCCTTCGCCCCTTTGTCCGTGATGTGCAGGGTTTGGTTGTCGTCGCCCAACGCAAGAACGAGGGAATGGTTGTCGGCGTCGCCCGTACTCCAGAGCAGTTGGCCATCGGTCCCCGATCCGAACGACAAAGCCGTATCGTCCGCGCAGTCGTCGGCGGCGACGATCACGGTCGCGTTGATCCGCAACACCTCGACGACGTCGCCGTCGGCCGTCGCCGCTTCCAGCGCGATCCCGATCGGCTTCCCGTTGACCGTGTCGTCGATCTTGCCGCTTGCCGCGGCGTACACGACCGCTTCGCGGGAAAAGGCCCCGGCCGCAATCATCTTGCACGTACCCGACGCGGTGGGCGCCCGAACGCCGACGTATTCGTCGGCGGCGGTGGTCCGTTTGGTGAGAGTGCCGACTTCGTTTTCGCTTGCGCCGGCGCCGCAGACGGCCAGCTTGTTGGACCCGTTCAGCTTCACCCGCAAATAAGCGGCCATCGCGGACGCCGCTTGGTAGGTCCGAACGGGATTGTCAATCAGTTGTGACATTTTCGAAAGCTCCTTTTGGAAGATCGCTGGTCGTGTGGCGGTGTTCGGCGATCGACGTCGATCGCGTCGACCTAACCGGCCCGCCGGCGGCGGCCGTGGGTCTGGTTGTAGCCGTCGAGGTAGGCCTCATGCAGGTCGGGCTGTTCGACGGCGACCGCGCGGATGGCCTTCGCCTTGGACAAGCCGGCCGCCTGCTTTTCGGCCACGGCCGCCAGGAATTCGTTGCCGTCGGCGCCGCCCGCCGCCGCGCCGCGTTGCCCCTTGACGTTTCCGGTCCCCACCGGGTCGACGCCGGGGACGTCCCCGGCCGCCTGCGCGTCGTCGCGGGCCTTTTCGGCCGCCTCGAGGCGCGTATTCTGTTCGGCCATCCAGTCGGCCCGCGCCTGGTCCATCGTCGCTTTCTTCCGCAGTTGGGCGACGATGAAGTCGTTATCGGCGCCGACCAGGCCGGCGACCAGCTCGTCGAACGTCGCGGCCGGTGTGGCCAGCTTGCCGGCCGCGGTTTCCAGGGTGGCGGATAGCGTTTCGCCCGCGGCGTCGGCGGTGGCATTCTGTTGGGTCATCGCGTGTTTTCTCCTCTTGCTTGTTGAGGTCGTGAGTTCTGACAGTGTTTCGTCGAGCGTCCGGATCCCGTCGATCAGCTTCGCGTCGACGGCCTCTTGTCCGATGTGAACCCGACCGTCGGCCAGCTTGTCGACGTCGGCGATCGCCAGCCGCCGGCCGTCGGCCACCGCGGCGGAAAAATGCGTCTGCGAACCATCGACGACGCGTTTCCACTCGGCCAACTGTGCCGCGGAAATCTCGGTCCCCGGTTCGCCGGCCCCCTTGAATTCGCCGGCGCGGATAACGTGCACCTTGACCCCCTCGAGCGTCGCCCGGGCGGACTGGTCATAAATCACGCCATAGGTCCCGATCGACCCGACGATCGCCGTCCGGTTCGCGTACACCCGCGACGCCTGCGACGCAACCCAATAGGCGGCGCTTGCGCCCGTGTCTTCGATGTACGCGTGAACCGGCTTCTTCGCCGCGGCCGCCTTCACCTCGTCGGCCAAGAGCGACGTTCCCGCCACGGTCCCCCCGGGACTTTCCACGTGCAACAGGATCCCCACGACTTCGGCGTCGGTAACCGCGGCCCGGATCTGTTGCCGCGCGTGGACGGTCGACGTCCCGCGCGAAAAACTATCGACCCGCTTCATCATCGCGCCGTGGATCGGGATCACGGCCACGCCGTCCGGCGTGACTTCGTACGGCGCCGGCGACGCCGACGCGTCGGCCCCCCGCCGCGCTTGCTCCGCGGCGACGTGGACGTGTAAGTCGATCGACTCGGCCCGCGCCACCGCCGCCCGGAACGGATCCTCGAGGATTGCCCAAAGACCGAAGTACTCGGCCAGCCGGGGAACGTCCAACTCAAGCGCGAACGGGTTGTCGATCTGTAGAAGATCCCTCATGCCGCGATCGCTCCCTTCTTGCCGCCGGCCGGCTCGTCGCCGCCCGCCTGGATCGTCACCCCGTCCGGCGTCGGCAGACAGGCCACTTCCCGCCACGTCACCCCGAGGCCCGGATATTTTTCATTGAGCGCTTCGGCCGTCTTGTGGGCCCGTTCGATCAAAAGCGCATTGTCGCGACAGATCTCGGCCGACAGGTCGTCCCAGTCGATATTGCGTTCGGCCGCCCGCCGGCTCGCGCTGGTCAAGCAGTTGCGGACTCTCAAGAGGTCGGCTTGCGCGTCGGCCAGCGGTTGGATATACGGCCAGGCCGGCAGATTCCACTTGTGATTGAAGATCTTGATGTTCGACCGCCCGGCCGCGCGGCGGATCGCCGGGTCGACGGCCATCCATCGGCGGACGTTGCGCTTGTAGTCGGGGCGCAACAGCCGCCGGACCAAGAACCGTTGATTCGACCGGAACCCGGCCCGTGCCAGGTCGACCGCCCCACGCCATCCGGAAAAGTTCGTCTCCGACGCGTCCATCAGGACCATGACCAGCGGAAGACCCAGGTTCACGCCGATGATCTGCAAGATCATCCGCGCCTGATCGAAGTATTCCGGATTCGGCACGTTGGGCGAAAACCCCTCAAGACGTTCGCCCGGGTCGCCCGGGATCTGCATCCCGGGCGCAAGGCCTTCTTCGAGCCGGGTGGAGCCATCATCTAGGGTTGTGGTGGTCTGCTCCCCCTGCGCCTGATTCTGGCCCCCGGGCCTCCAGTCCGTTTCCCGGTGCCGGAAGATCGCGAAACAGCTCACGACCTGCTGTTGAACCAATTTGGCAAATTGGATGTCCTCGAACATCCCGGCCACATCGACGATCGGCGCGAGCGCCGTCACGCCGCGGGTTTGCGTGATCCGGCGCGGGTTGTATAGGTGGAAGACTTGCCGATTCCCGTCCCGGTCCCGCGTGTCGATCGGCCGGACGTCGGCGACTTTCACCACCGCCGACGGATCCACCTCGTCGCGCGTCACCCAGTATTGTTTGCGGCGGCGGAATTCGTCCAGCAGGATTCCAAGAACGACGTTCCGCTTCGTCCGGTTCGGCGTCCGCAAGCGGTGACCCTCGATCATTTCGATCGGCCCGTCGCGGGTGGGGACGTCGACGACGTCGCCGTCGACCAGCGTCTGGCGAAGGGACAGTTGAACGATTTCCGGGTGTGCCAGTTCCCCGGCCAGGTCGCACTTCTCCGGCGTCTCCGCGTAGTCGGTCCAATTCGCTTTCAGCTCGGTGTCGAGTTTGTCGTCGCCCGTCTTCGGTTCCGGCGTCAATTCGTCGCCGACGGTCTGTTGGACGGCCCGGTCGACGATCGACCCCACGATCGAGTCGTTCCGATCCATGTCGCGCGCA